ACCTTTCTTTTGAGCATCAACCGCAGTCTTAACCAATGCTGTTGTCTTACCCGTATCTGAATGTCCTAAGAACATATTGATGTGCCCCATCGCGGGTCCAGGTAAACCAACCGCATCCAAAAACGGCGCACCAAGGTCAAAGAATCTTTGTGGTTTATACTTTGCCGATGTGGAAAATTTCTTTTTAAGTGAACTAAAGTCGTTCTTTTTAATAGCCATTATAGTTCGTAAATTTTAAAATTTGTTATAGTTTCCAACTTGTCTTTTGCGTCTGTAAGTTGTCCAACTAAATTATCCATCTCTTCTGTGTGTTGTGGATGCTCACCAATCCCAACAGGATTTGTGAAATAAACATAAAGTCTTGCTTCGGCATCAGCAATTTCTGCTTCATATTTTTTAACTAACGCTTCTTTTAATTTTTCTGCAATCACTGGTTTCATTTTGTTTTTTTAATTTGTTTATAAAAAAAAAGCATGGATACAATATGTTTAAAAGTATCCATGCTTAATTAAATTTAGAATGGCAAATCTTCCGCTGGTTCTTCGTTCGCTTGTGGGTCAACAGGAGTTGGTGTTTCTTGTTTTGCCCCTCCAAGTGAAATTTCAGCAGCTTCACCGTAAACATATTTTTTAAGTTCAGATGACCACATTGGTGTCTCACCAACTGCAACTGCTTCTAAATATTCTACGGGTTTCTTTGAGTATACATCATTCCATGTAAGTTCGTCTTGGAGCCATCCTTCCATGATTCCCTTATCTTCATGTAGTGGTTGTGGGTCATCATACATGATTGTTTGAATAACTGTATATTCTTTTCCTTGTGGTGTTTTTGCTTTTGTAAGTTCAATGATTAAATCACGACCTTTTTCAGCCTCAGTGACATCACCTTTAGCTTTCCAAATAGGAAGAATTTTATCTAACACACCTTCTTGTTTGTAGTTGTGTTTGAATCGCCAAAATTTAACACCGTCTTGTTCGTTGTCACGGTCAATTACTTTTACAATGTAAAATAAACGTGAACGGTATTGTGATGCCAATTCTTTGTCTTCTTTCTTACCTGTAGAAATCAGTTCATTATAAACTTCAGTCAAAGGTGAACGTTCGTTGTCATTTTTTTCAGGGTCATACAACTTAACCCATTGCCCGTTTACTTGAATTTCATGGTACCAAACTTCGACAAATGGTGATGAACCATCTTTTGTAGGTAAGATACGAATTCTTCGTGATGCGGATTTTTCATTCTTCTGAAGGATTGCTGAGAAATACTTCTTCAATCTGTCTTCTTGAGAAATGTTAGTTCTTGGTGTGTTGCTCGATGTTGAATTTTTTTCGTACTGAGCTAGTACTGAATCTAATACTGAATTTGCCATAAATAAATTTTTAATTATTACTCTTTTATCTACAACAAATATAGGTGAATATTTAAGTTTGTCAAATAAAAAAAGGGGACAAACGCCCCCTTTATATTGATTCTTTATCCTATTATTTTTTACATCTTTGGATTCTCGTCGTCATATATATTAAATGTTTTTTTTACCTCATTTGGAGAAAAATTCTCAACCTCGTCTGATGTTAATACATATTCATTTTTTCCTGTTTTCTCCATCTCATCTTCTTTATCTTGAAAGAAATCTGTCAATTTTTGATTGTAAGGATAAGAATCTAAAGAACGTAACATTAATTTTTCTTCAGGAGTTTTTTCTCTATACTTATCAAATTTAGACTCTAAATCATTTATCTTAGTCATAATTTGGTCCATGTTCGCTAATTTTGATGCTAAGTCATCTAACTTAGTAAACATATCGTTCATAAATTCATCTTGTTTAGATTGTATTTCTTGTTGTGAAGTCACAAGGTCAGTGATATCAATCTCTTCACTTTCACCTTCTTCGTCGGTTTTTTCCTCACCACCCACTTCTTCAACGTCAGGGTCATTTTCAACATCTATAGGTTCAGGTACTTCGGTTGGTGCAGGTGTTGCTCCTGCATCTGCCGGTGGTACATCACCCGCCGGTGGTACATCACCCGCTGGTGCATCTGCCGGTGGTAAGTCCCCTGCCGGTGCATCAGTTGCCGGTGAAACATCATCTACCGGCGCTTCAGGTTGTTCATTAAGAATATATGAATTAATTTGATTAAATCGTTTTAATTCTTCTAATATTTGTTTTTCAATATTCATTTCTTAATTTTTAACCGTTTAATAATGTTTTTACACCATGAGGTGTTTCAACTTTTAATGTTCTATTTGTTTTCATAGTGTTATCCACTCGTTCAATCAAACCATCTTTCATTCTGATTGTATAACAGTCACCTGTATCTAAATCGCATACTTCTTGATATCCATTACCAGCATCTTTCTGTGTAACTCTAGTATCTTTTTTCAAGTAATCGTCTAATAATGCTTTCATACTCATAGTTTTTTTATAATATAAATATCTCTTTATTTTGTTTTTACTTAAATTGTTGCCATGCTTGAGTAAAACTTTCAACTAATGTATTGTAATTGTTTGTAAGTGATGCAAAATCAGATATTGTTTTACTTTTAATTTGAGTCTCATTTAATGGTGGTACAGGTGGTATCGCATCAGGATTACCGAAGGCAAATGTACCATACCAAGTTGTATAAGCTAGTTGGAATAATGCTGCTCCGTAACTCTTATCTAAATTTGTATTAGGATTTAATGTTACTAACCTTGGTATTGAGTTTATCACATTTGTCATATAAGCGTTCATAAACTGTATCGATTCTGTAAATGTGTCAAATTTAACAAGTCTAATATTTTTATTATCAATTTGTACACAGGATTGTTTTTTAATAAAACTATTAAGGTTTCCAGGTTGTATTCTTTGGGTGTCAATCTGAAATGGATTATAATTAATACAATTAAATACCCCGTTATTATTTGTGGTTGATTTTTGATTTTGTGCAATCCCCCATAACAATGCTTTCATAACTTTATTTGTAGTTACAGAATCTAATAGTGGAATAAATTCATCTTTTGTGAATGGTGTCTGTAATAAAGGTTCAAAAGGAACACTAGCATACACGGTAGGGACTCCACTTAAGCAAACATTTTCCGCTCCATTTAATGTTTGAAGTGGTGGGTTAGTGCTTAGTAGTTTCTCAGCATCTAGTACTTCTTGTGTTTTTGGTGTCTTAGTAACCCCTAATAAATTTTTAAGTTCAGCCAATACGGTTTTATTAACTGATGCCATTAAATTATCAATTTTAGGTAATGCATATTTAGGTATTCTTGTACCCTTAAACTCAGTATCAAATCCTGACGTTGAGATATTATGGTTTACCTCTGTAATCCAATATGGTCCATAAAACATAGGTACGTGTCTTAAAATATAATACATAGTAGGTTGAATCATAGCGTTACCCATACTACTTACCGTACACTGATACGACCTTGATTTGTATATACTATATAATGATTGTGATTGTTGTGCTACTTTGTCTCCTGAAACTGAACTACCCATATCGGCAAAAACCTTAAATGACTCTGAAGTGTTTTTCATTTCAGACATATCTAAATTTAATCCTTTGAAGATGTTTTGATTTCTTATTCCAAAATCAACAGCAAATCCAACTACACGATTACTCAGTGAATAATTTCTATTAGGGTCAGAAACTCTTAATGGGTTATCCGGAACTCTTAAATCAAAACTATCGTCACCAAATCTATTAAATGAGTTTTCTTTTGGTTTCGGGTATTCAGATGGGTTACCAACATATAGACACAAAAATTTAGGGTTAGATTGTGTGTAATCCACTTCTAAATAAGTCCCAAACAATGAATTACCAATTTCACTATCCTCTAATGGTTGACCACCTTTTAAAGCTTTTTGGATACCGTAAAAATTAATATAGGCAGGCATCGCCATAAAAATAAAATAATTATCTTCTAAAATTGAACTTATTAAAGACATTAAACTTTGGTCTTGCTTCGTATCTAAAGCAAGTCTATTTACCACTTTATTCAAATCTACATTGTAAGAATTACCTAAATCACTGTTTGACCTATCCATAAATAAAAAGTCTTCAAACAACGTAACACTTTTCAAATCTGAACCTGAAATCCATTTATCATTAAAACCTTTTAACGTATTATAAAGGGCTAACTTGGTTGTATCACCATTCATAGGTGTGGTTGGTAAGCCATAATCGACTTCAATTTTCTTTAATATCTTATTTAACTTTGTAAAAGTCTGATTTACCATTTTATCCTGTAGTTCGTACCTATCTGTAAGGAAATCATTAATATATGTGATTAGTTTGTTTTTATTAAAAGTAGGGTCTTTTAATTTTTGCTCAACATAAATTCTTATTATTGGATAAAGTGTTCTTATGTTTTGAGGATTAAATGCAATATTATTTTGAATGAAGAAATCTGATACAAGACATTTTTGTGTGTTTGCCAACGCCAGTGGAGTAATTGAAACATTATTATTTTGTGGTATTGTTGATGAAAAATTAGGTGAGGTTGATACATCAGCAATTAATAGTAATGTCTCAGGTGACGTAGGTAAGTTTGGTGCATACGTCACTACCATTTGATATTTACCAGGTTGGGCTTGAATTATTTTCGCAACATATTGATACTTTGTTTGAGCGTTCATAGTAAACTCACTTTGTACTATATTACTACTATCTTGTACATTTGAGTTTGGTTGATAAAAACTTATAGATTGTAATCTTTGTGATATTTTTGATTTATCGGGTTCTCCTATAATTTTGAAAACATCGTAACCACTTGTTGTTTTTTCAATATGTATATACTCACTATCATTTGTTGGTGTGGTGATGATATTATATGAACTACCTATATATTGTAATTGTATTTCTGAGTTTGCGTTTGTAGTTGTTGCGGTCGTTGCGGATGTCGTTGCGGATGTTGGGTTAGGTACTGAAGGAAACGCATTATTGACTTGGTTTTCGTAATCAACACCAGGTATTAAACTAAACCCTAAATATTTGTGTAATGTTGACCATGATTGTGGTAATGACGTAGTACTTTGTAATAATGTTGTAAGTGTGCCGTCACCTGGTAATGAACCAGAAACATATTTACCAAAGGTTAATTTATCCTCAGTCTGCATATTACTAAGTGTACTTAATGAATCAAACAATTTTCTATCGAAGTTTGTTGGGTTACCTATCTTAAGGACACAATCAAAATTCAAAAATTCTCTCAAATTTGTATAAAGGTTACTAATTTGGTCGTTCATTAATGTTTGTGTATCAATAGTTTCATTAACTTGTTGAAAGAATATGGTTTGATATGAGAAAAGATTTTGAATTTGATTTTTAAGTAATTTTAAATTCGCATTAGTTAACCCATTTGTTTGAAGGTAGTTTGGCGTGATGTTTTCATCATTTAATTTTAACTCATCAGCCAATGGTTTGTACTTACAAAAAGTTAAAAACTTTTCTTCCATTTTATCCAACAAAGCAACATCAAAGACACTGAATATCTCATCAATCATTGAATAAGTTGACTCAGTGTTAGTTATATCAAAAACATTTTGTTTGTCTGTATTTGTTTTAATTATTTTAAGGTATTCAGTAGGTAATGGTTTTTTAATTAATTTATTATTAAAATATCCAAATTGGGACATACCCCAAACCGAACGTACCGTTCCATTATACATGGAATTATTATTATACAAACTTTCCGTTATTTTTTTCTGAGGATTAAAACACTCATAAATTGCTTGGTCAAAAGGTATCCCTCCCATAGAAGGGTACATAATGATTGTTGATGGTTCTGAGTCGACATTATTTTTCTTATATTTTCTATAAGTAAATAAATTTCTTTTTAATAATTCTTTATTTGGATTACTTGCGTCATAACCTTGTGGGAAATAATAAACCTCGTTAGTTGGGTTAAATCCAATTTTTAATCCTTGTTCAGTATAAAGTTTACTAAAATCAGTAGGCGTATAACCAGTTATTAAATCTTTTCCATTCAGGTAATATTCAATAGAATTAATAACTTTTGGATAAAATCCAGTATCATAAGTCTCTTTTAGGTTGAACACGTTAAATGCTGGTGTATATAATTCAACATTTTGAAGAGAGATTGTGGTTGGGTTTCCACTATAATCTAATATAGTATACTTAGTACTTGAACTTCCTGTTGTTGGGTCATAAGAAAATACATAGTCAAAATCTTTCCACGTATCTTCTAAAATATCAATATTTTTTTCAATATATGTTTTATATCTATGCCAGATTGAACCGTACTTCAAAACCCAAGCATATGGTACCTGATGAATAGATGAAAACTTATTGAATGTTGCAGCCAAATAGTCAAGGTCAGTTACAACATCATTTGTAACATCTTTAATTTTTTCTTTTGTTGTAATTAGAGGTAAAGAGTTTAGGTACATATAACCTAAAGCCGCGTATGGATTTTCCTCGTTGTTTTTTTGTTTTTGTACACCATCCAATATTGCATTAACAAAATAAGGCGTATTCATCAACGACGTTGTTTGAATGAATGTTCCTAAATTACCACTATAACTATTACCGTAATCAATAAATGACTCAGTTAAAAACAAATCTTCATATTGCCTTCTATTATAATATTCTTTCAAAGAAAGTGCCGAATCAATTGGGTCATCACTTGATGGGTCAACTAAAAGTGGTTGTGTGTTATTTTGAAACACAGCATTAGATGTAAAAAGTTTTAAATTTTCATACTTTTCAGTCGCATTAATTCTTGCTATGGTTTTTTTATCGTCCAAGAATATATAACTTCTAGTTGTATTGTTATAGTCCTCGTATGAACCAATACTTTCACCATTAGACATATATTTTTTTAACCAATCTACATTGGTGAAGGGGTAAACATCTAATTTTTTTTGTTTAGAGGTTGCACTATCTTCTAAAAATTCTTTCATGTTTGGCGCTAATGGTAAGTCCGCCGAAACTTGTATTGATGCTCCATCTAAGGTGTCTATTGAATATATTTCATTAACATTAGCTAAAAGAGTTTTAAGATAATCTGTGTTAAAGTAATCTCTTATATATGTTTGCCAACTTTGTCCTTGTCCATTATTTGAAATTGTTTTCATGTAATCGACAAGTTTACTTAAATTAAATGCTGAGTTCTTTAAGGTTTGATTTATTGTAATATCGGATGGAGCCACTAAACTAATATTAAGACTTTCTATATCACCATAAAACTGGTCTATTTGCCTACTACT